ATGGGATATATTCATTGTTGTGCGGGACTGCATAAGACAAAGTCTTATGTGCTTGTTCCTGCCGAAAATTTTGCTGCGTGTGAATTAGACAAATTAGCTAAATGTCCTGTTTGTGGGCATTATGTTATCCAGCTGACAAGAATAGACAAAGATAACAATATTTCAACTGTCAGGTACACAAATAAAAAAGCAAAACAATTTTGGGAAAAAATAAAATCAAAGATTCTTTATGAAAGGAGAACATATAATTCAAAGGCTGTCAAAGGTACATTTTATCTAAATTATAACGAATTTGGTATTAAAAAACGGTGTTATTCCAATTTTTCCAATCTTAAAATCGGGCTTTCTTAAAAACATCTATCCCCCCTATGGCTACATATGGTACTATCTATAACTCCCGGAGGAGAGTTTTCTCCTCCATTTTTCTTTCAAACTGGAGATATTATTAAAATTTCCGGATAAAGTTTAATGTAAGATATGTTAAAAGTAACCTCAAAGGACTATTGATGAAATTACCGCCGAAAAAACTAGAGATATTAACTTTATTAGCACTTGGATTCACGGACAAGGAAATTGCATTGAAGATGAATATTTCCAAACGCACAGTCGAGACACATATTTCTTCAATAATAGCAACTCTGAATGCGAGGAATCGAGTTAATGCTGTTGTAAAATACATAGCTTCCCACCCAAAGTGGAAAGTATTAAGAGGTGAATAAATTTTATGGTTAAAAGAATTATTTTACACTGGAGTGCCGGAAGGTATTACCCCAGTGATTTTGAAAAACAATTTTATCATTATTTAGTTGATGTCGATGGTCATATCTATCAAGGAAAATACACGCCTGAAGATAATAATGACTGTAATGATGGTAAATATGCACAACATACCGGTGGTGGAAATACCGGAAGTATCGGGGTTTGTATGTGCGGCATGTATGGGTTTAGGTCAAAAGAAAATGTCGGGGATTTTCCTATTTCAAAAATCCAATTTGAGGCATGTATGAAATTATGTGCTCAATTGTGTAAGCAGTACAAAATAGAAATTTCCCCATTGAATGTGTTAACTCATTACGAGTTTGGAAAAAATAATCCAAAAACAACCAGTTTTGGAAAAATTGATATTACTTATATCCCACCGTATTCATGGGTTTCACGTAATGATGCTGGAAGTTTTATCCGTTCAAAAATCCGTTGGTACAGAGAAAAAGTTTAAGAGGTTATTATGGATGTAAATTATTTTGATTTATCCGGTGGAATTAATCAGGCTTCCACCAAGACTGAACTTGGTTTAAATACCAAAACAATTTTTTGGACTGATTCAAAAAATGTTGAAATTTATGATAATAAAGGTATTATTCGACAGAAAGGAAATACATTATTATTCAGTCTCCCGGAAAAAGATAGTATTACCGGATTATGTGAAATCGAATCTGATGGAAATTACAAGCTTGTTATAACAACAAAAGCCGGGAAAATATATATTTATTCTGCTGTTGATAAAGCTTTGCAGCTGCTTGAAAAAACAATAACAGGTAAAAAACCCTTATTTGCAAAATTTTTAAGAGGTGTTGTTGTTGCAACCGAATCAGATGAAATGTTTTATATTAAAGATAATAATGATTTCGATATTGTATCTTGTAATTTTAAAGATAAAGATGAAAATCCTTTGCACCCAAGCTGTATTACTATCTATAAAGGCAGATTGTGGTGTGGTGTCGGCTCTACCGTATATTATTCAGCCTTGGGAACTTATAATGATTTTAAAACAGAAGCAGACGCAGGTTATATAAATGATTTCCATACTGATACTGCGGATATTGTTTCAATGAACACGTATAAAAATTATCTTGCAATATACAAAAAAGAACGAGTTTATCTGCTATCAGGTTCAAATCCGTCAGATTTTGCTATTTTACCATTTGCTGATAAAGGAGCTATTGCCGCCGGCTCTATTATAAATGTTGATAACAAACAGTTTTTCTTAAGTAACGGAATATATGCCCTTGAGCAGGTTGGAGAATTGAACCAAATAAGATTAGGCTCTGAAATTTCAACTAATATTAAGGAAGAATTTAATAAGTTTGATTATCAAAGAATTCAAAGTTCTTTTGCAATACATTATCAAAATTATCACCAAATGTGGTATTTCTTCCCATATATAAATAACACTTATTATAACGTTATTTGGATTAATGATTATATAAATCATTCTTGGTATAAGAGAGTATTACCTCAAAAGATTACGACTGCTGTTCTTTTTAACTCAAATGTGTTAACAGCAGATGAAGATGGAAATGTATATAAGGAATACTCAGGTTCTACATTTAATGGGGACCCGATTGAGTTTATGTGGAAATCTCCGTTTTTGTCTCTGGGAAGTATTTTGCGCAGAAAAATTATTGATGAATTTTATTTTGTACTTGATGGCTTGTATGATAACAAATTTCAGCTTTCAATCTATAAAGATTTTGATAGCGAATATACAGAAGATTATGAACTAATATACTCACGGCCTTTGACTCACCTATTTTGGGCAGGAGATGATACTCCTGATACAAATCAATACAGATGGACTGACGAAGCCGCCGAAATTCCTGTTTGGTCAATAAGTACGAGTACTTTAGAAAAAGCGGAAATTTGCGGTAGTAATTATTCTGTTCAATTATGCATTGAAGGCAAGGATATTACGGATAATTGCGCAATTATCGGTTTACAATTCCGTGAAATTTATAATGACGATTAAAAAATATATTTTTGACCACCACTCATAAATGTTTATATAGTTTCAGTTAAAAATGAAAGGGAAAAGAAATGACAGAAACAAATTCAACTTATTCAGCATTTATTCCTCAATTATGGAGTAACAAATTAAATCAAATGTTGGAAAAAAATTGTGTTATGATGCAATGTGTCAACAAAAATTGGGAAGGCGAAATTAAAAATCAAGGTGATACTGTTAAAATTATCACTCCTGCCAGTGTATCAGTTTCAACATTAACATCTGAGAATATTGAATATTCAGCATTAACCCCAACTTCACAAGATTTGGTGATTGACCAGAAAAAATTCTTTGCATTTAAAATTGATGATGCTTCTCAAGTTCAGGCAAATGTTGATATTATGGAAGCTCATTTAGTTAATGCGAAAAAAGCAATTGAAGTTGTTCAAGATTCTTATTTATTAGGCTTGCATACAGATGTTTTGGAAGCTAATACTGTCGGTTCAGAAGCATCTCCAGTTATTTTAAATAAAGATACTATTTATGAAAGTTTTGTAAAATTAGCATTAGCTCTTAAAAATTCAGATGCGGTTAATGCCGGAACAAAACCTTGGGTTGTAATCAATCCGGATATTGAAGCTTATTTATTGCAAAGTCCTGAATTTATTAATGCTTACAAAGTGTCAGATGAGACATTGAGAGAGGGTTCTATTGGAAGAATTGCCGGCATGGATGTACTTGTTAGTACAAATTTAACAGAAGTTGACGGTAAATTCTATGTATTAGCCGGCACAAATGATGCTATTACATTTGCATCTCAACTTGCAAAAATTGAAAGCTTAAGAGATAAAGACAGTTTCTCTGATTTAGTTAGAGGATTATATTTGTATGGTGCTAAAACTGTTCAGCCAAAAGCACTTGCAAAAATGATTATTACTGTACCTGATGGTTCTGAATCATAAATGAGGTACATCACAAATGTACTCTCATTCCGAAAAATAGTGTTTGAGAGTACATTTTAACCCAAAAGGAGAAACATATGTTTTCAAGTGTAAAACAACAAATAAAAGACCTTGCAAAGAATGCAGTACTTGTTGCAGAAAAAGAGTTGGGCAGTGGAAATGGGCAAGAAAAAAAGAAAATGGCGATTAAATATATTGTAAAAAATCTTCCGTTTTCCGATTTTGTCAAAAATATCTTTGCCATTTTATTATCAAGTTTTATAGATGATGTTGTCGAAATTTCTGTACAGTATATGAATTCTTTGACAAAAAGAGAAGGAGAATAATTTATGCAAAATTATATTGCAGGGCAAACCCCTCAGCAAAATCAGTTTTCATCGTCTGCCGTGAGTCCGCAGGCTAATCCTCAATTAGGATATAAAGATACATTTTACCAGTTGGAACAAGCTATTGGTGCTGATGTTTACAAAATAAGAGGACTTGTACAAAACGGTACTATTTCACAACAAGAAGGACAGTATTTGATGGCGCAGCTAGCTCGAAAAGCGCAAGAAATTAACAACTACAAAAACTCTATGATGCAGCAGCAACCACCACAACAAATATCAAGTCAGCCGGTTCCGGCTCAACAGCCACAATCATTAAGTCCTATGGAAAGATTTAATCAAGAGCGTCCCGGATTTTTTGAAGGTGACGGCAGAGCCGATGTATTGAATTATATTCAAGGGTTAGACATGGACAAAGATGAAATCCTTCGTATATCTCAATTAGTTGAAAAACTCGAAAATTCAGCTGTTGATAAATATATGAAGCAATCCGCTTACGAAAAATCATTGAATGACGAGAACGCACTCGCAAAAAGCAAACTGACATCATATGCTCAGAATGCAAACGGCGAGAATACATTACCTAGGATTTTTACTCGTGAGGATATCGGCAACATGAGTGGTGAAGAATTCGCCAGAAATGAAAAAGCAATATTTGAGCAGGTAAGAAAAGGCTTAATTAAGTAAATTTTGGTTAGAATTCTAAACTAAAGTTCGGGTAAGAGTCTATCTTATCCGAACTTTTTGAAAAAGGAGATAAAATGAAATTTTTAGAACTTATAAATAAATGTTTACTCGAACTTAATTATAAAGAAATACATTCTCTTGCAGAACTTGTAAAAAATGACCATAAGAGAATAGTATCAATTTTAAATATTATAAACAAAGAAATTTGTAATATTGAGGGCTGGAATTTTTTGTTAAGACGGACTTTTTTAACACTTCCTGCCGGTTCGACAGAAATAAAAAATACTGTAGACGGTAGAATTTTATATTTGTTCATTGATGGCAGACGGTATGATTATAATACTGATGTAGAATCTTTCGTTTCAAACAATCCAAAAACCGGGACATATTCAAGTTTTGCTCAAAATTTGCTTTTCCCAATATTTAAAACGGATAAAAAAATCGACATTATTTATTATACGGATAACTGTGTAATTGATAGTAATTCCAAAGAGAAAAAAGAATTTGAAAATCCGGATGATAAATCTTTAATTCCTATGCCATTTGCAGAACAAATTTTAGTTTATGGAACATGTTTAAGATTAAAGGCAAATCCGCAATATTATAAATTTTCCTATTGGATGAGCATGTATAAAGAGGCTCTGGCAAATTTAAAATCAAAAGCAGAAGTGTCGGTTTTAAATGCTCCGGTAATAAGTCTTTACAGGCGATAAGGGCAAAAAAAACAGGAAGTCCTTTTCATTCCCCCCTGTTAAGATTTACACTAGCCGAAATATAAATAGCATGTTTATTATACAAATTATTTGACAAAAAGACAAATTATAATAAGAAATGTAACAAGATGAAACAATTAACACAACAACAAAAAAGGTTTGTAAATGAATATATAAGAACGCTTGATGGTGAATTATCAGCTAAAAATGCCGGTTATAAATGCAAAGATTTAAAAAGTTTTTCTTCTGAACTTTTACAGAAAGATTACATAATTCATTCCATAAAACAACAATTAAAACTTCAACTGGAGTCTTTGAATGTTCAAAAAGGTTATGTGATACAAAAACTTTTGCAGATTGCGGAATTTTCTTTAGAAGAAGAACAAATTCTTGATAAAGAGGGTGTTCCGACCGGAAAATGGAAACTCAGAGATTCCGGAGCAGGTTTAAAAGCGCTGGAGGCTCTTTGTAAATATCTTGGGTTCTCAACTTCAAATCCAAGTGATAATGACTATCAAGAGGCTAAAATTATAACTATTGCAAATCTGGATGATGAAAAAATTTAATATAGAAAGGTATTTTCATGAAAGAAGATAAAGAAATAGAAAAAATATTAATGAATGATGATGCTTATGAAAAAATTCTTAAATCAAAAATTGAAAAAGATTTCATAAATGATATTGATAATTCAAGTTCAAAAAAGGAATGCAAAGAAATTACTGACTTAAAAAAAGTTCCCAAAGAGAAAATTTTTTCAAAGGGTGCAGTATTTGAAATTTTAAACAAAAACAGCAAAACCAAATCTTACATAAATGGCGTTCAAGCGGAGGGGTTTCTCGGGAGCCAATACTCTGATAGAGAAAAACTTCTAAATGGTGAAACAGATTCTTTTGTAAGCGGCAATAATTTTATAAAATTCGTCAAAGTTAAAGTTTGATATGTGTAAATTTAAACAATTAAATAATATTGATGATTTAGCTATCAACTTGCACTATATCCCGTTACTCAAAGGCTGTTATGAAAAATATATTAAATATTTTCAGGATGATTTCGCAAAAACTAATAGTGAAAACTTCATTACCTTTCTTTTAAATTTATCACCTTATTTTTGGATTGTAACGGATTATAATGACAAATTTATGGGATTTGTTTTTCTTGACAATTTCACAGGTGATAGAACCTCCTTATATTCTGCGGAATTGACGACAGGTTTTGACAAATCGGCATGGGGTATTTTTACCCGATATAGTGCAAGGATTTTTTTAAAAAAGTGTTTTGACGAATTGGGATTATACAAAATTAAAGCTCAAATATATCCGGATAATCACAGGAGTAAAACTCTTATGAAAAATTGTGGTTTTATTTATGAATCTACATTAAAAAATGAAACATTAAGATTTGGTAAACCTCAAGATATAGAGGTTTATGCTTTGTACAGAGATTACTATTACAAAACGAGGTAATTATGAAAACAGATTTAACAACAACTATTGATTATATTGAAGAACAAAATTTAATAAGCAATATAATTGGGAAATATGACTATTATGAAAATGAAAGAAGTTCGCAGTTAGCGGATAACAGGCTTGTGAAGCAGGCTATTTATAATTCTGATATTCCACATTCAAATGCTTGGGATTATAAAATTCAGTTGCCTGATATTTATGAACTTGCGCAGACTTTAAAATCGCATATTGTTCAAAATTTATATTCTCATCCAGACGGAATGTTTGATGTTGAGGGTACGGATTTTGAAACTCAAAAGTATGCAAATTTACAAAAAGCAATGTTAGTTAATACTTTTGAGGCTATGAATATTGAAAATACAATGGAACAAATTATTGATTCCGTTGTTGAAACAGGTGAAGTAACTTTGTTTGTCGGCTGGGAGACAAAAACTCGAAGTGTTCGCCGGGCATTGACATTGAAAGAACAAATTTCTCTAAATACACCTGAGACTTTTGTTATTGAGAACAAAGTTGTGTATGACAATGCGAAAGTGAAATTTATAAATTCAGAAGATTTTGTGTTTGACAAAACGGAAGTAAATAACTGGGACAGTTGTCCAAAAATTTATAAAACATACCAATCTTTTGAAGAAATTAAATCAAATAAATCAAATAACATGTTGAATGCTGAAAAATTGGAAATATTGAAAGGAGTGGTGGCAGGTAAAAATAGTAAAGGTAAAAACAAATCCGTTTCAGAAAGTAAAATTGAACTTTTTGAATACTGGGGAGATATAGAATTAGCAGATGGAAAGGTTTTGAAAAATAAACTTATAGTAGTTGCCGGAAGAAGTGTTCTTATACGATTTGAGGATAATCCTTTTGTAATCAATCCGTTTATACATGCAAATATAATCGAAAGTCCGGCAACCGGCAGAGGAATTTCACCGTTAAGAGTTGCACTTATTTTAAACAGTATTTCATCAACAATTTTAAACAAACAATTGGATGCTCTTGCATTGATGATGAATCCTCCGTATTTAGCTCCAAAAGGTTGTTTTAAAGGACATCAAGAAATTCATCCGGGCAAAATTATTGAATATGATGCATCATTAATGACATCTGTTCCAACTCCTATTTCTTTTGAAAAAGCTATGCAAGGCTGGGATTTCTTGAGTTATTTCAAATCTACAATTGAAAGTGCAACAGGTATATTTAAAAACATGCAGGGAAATCTTCAATCAATGAATAAAACTGCAACTGAGATAAACTATTCTGTCAATGGTCAGGAAGCAAGATTAAATATGATGTTGGAATCAATTAATAGAAAAGTGATTGTTCCGATGGTAGAAAAAACGGCAGAAATTATTTCTAATTTCAAACTTGGACAAGAATCTGTTTTGACTAAAGAACATGGGAAAAGCGTATTTGTAGATGTTGATGATAAAGTTAGAAATTCAAATTATATTTATCGATATGGAGACAGAAAAGCAACATTTGAACGAAAAGCGAGATTAAAAGAATTGTTCAGTTCAATTCAATCATTTATGCAAATTGGAGAAGTTTCAGATAAAATCAATTGGCTTGAGTGTTTCAAATTTGTACTGGAACAATACGGAGTTGAGAATGCAAATATCTTTTTGAAAGATGAACAAACTGAACAGGCGCAAAATTCTCAAACCGAACAGTCAACACAGAAAGTAGATAAAACATAAAATAAAATTTTCAAGGAGTGAAGCATGAAATATAAATTATTGAATGCTCAAAGAAAATTTTTAGAAATTCCGCATAATCATTCGCTGGATGTAGCGGTATATCAAGGCGGCTATGGCTCCGGCAAAACTTTTGCCGGAGCTTTATTAGGCATATTACTTGCTATAAAATTCCCCGGAATTACAGGACTTGTCGGAGCGCAGACTTATACTTTAGTTCGGGATACTACTCTAAAAACTTATTTTGAGCATTTAGACAGTATTGGATTTGTCGAAAAAATCGACTACAAATGGGTAAGTTCAGAACAGAAGCTTGTTTTCAAAAATGGTTCGCAAATACTTTTTAGGCATTTTGATGAGCCGAACAAACTTAAGTCTTTAAACTTAGGTTTTGTAGAAATTGAAGAAATGTCGGATATTCCATATGATACATTTAAAATGTTGCTTGCCAGAATGCGTCAGAAAAAGCGTTCTTGCTGGAAGCATTTTACTTACAGAATATTTGGGCACACTAACCCTGAAGTACAGAAAGGCTGGATTTATAAAACTTTTTTCAACAATCCGCCGGAAAATTACAGACTTATATGTGCTCCGACGACTCAAAATATACATTTACCCGAGGGTTTTTGTGAGGAGTTGAAAAAACTTTATGATAAAAGTTACTATGATATTTTTGTAATGGGTAAAACCGGTGATTATTCAACAAATCTTGTTGTAAAAGATTTTACCGATGAAAATATCAGAGATATTAAATATCATCCGGAATTGGATATTCATATAAGCTGTGATTTTAATGTTGATCCTATGGCATGGGTTTTAGCACACAAAACTGATGATAAAGTTTTTTATTTTGATGAACTTGTAATTGAAAATACTACAACAGGAAAAACTTGTGATGAATTTTGTTCAAGATATCCAAATCATAAAGCAAAAATTATAATTAATGGTGATGCCTCAGGAGATAACAGAAGCTGTACAAGTGAGTATACAAATTATGTAATTATAAAACGTAAATTAGAATCTTTCGGTTATGAAGTAGATATAAAAATAAAGGCATTTAATCCACCGATAAAAAACCGTGTTGCAGCGTTTAATGCTAAGGTACGGAATGCAAAAGGTGAAGTCGGATTATATATTTCACCTAAATGCGAAAAACTTTTGTATAACATTTATAACCTGCGATATTTAGAGGGTTCGTCAAAAATTGATATTCCTACATATACTCAAATAAAACAGACAAAGGAATTGAAATTTTTATCCCATCCGTTTGATGCGGCGTCATATTTGGTCGATTTTTACTGGCCGATAGTTTTGTAAAAATGAAAGGAAAATTTATGGAAAATTATATATATTATGCTCCGATTATAGTTGTTGTTCTTGTTTTTTTAATACAAGCAAGAATTGTGGTAACTCCGGAACAATTGGAGCGGAAGCATCTGGAAATATTAAAAGATGTGGAGGAACGTTTTGCGACACTTGATAATTTTGAAGATTTAAAAGGGCAGTTTTCGGAAATGAAAGATAAAATTGACAAGATTTATGACTGCTTAATACTTCAATAGAACATTGAATCGCAATTGACTACAGCATCTTATTGAATGAAGAAATTCACAAAATATAGATGGTGTCGAATTTACTAAAAATGAAGCATAGATATTTGAACAGGTAAGAAAAGGGCAAATAAAACTAAGTTTTATAGTATGAAATTTTGTCCTGACATATGTCAATTTTTGTGCAGTATATTTTATACTGCACTTTTTTTATTTGTTTTTAATAAAATACAAATAGTTAAAATCTTATCCTGCTTGCTTTTTTTTGTCTATGATATTATAATTATTCTTGTAATTTTAGAGGAAAAAATAAAAGGATGAGCGAGTCGGGTTTGGAAATAATACTTTCCAATTGGTTGATAGTTTTTATATTATTACTTGTTAACGGTTTTTTTGTAGCTGCAGAATTTGCAATTGTACGAGCTAGGAAAGTTAAAATTGAACAACTTACTAAAGATGGTAATGTTGATGCGAAATTAGCTTTAAAAGCTCTTGAAGATATGAACTTTTTTATTGCTGCTGTTCAGGTAGGTGTTACTATTGCCAGTATTGGTATAGGTTGGTTTGGTTCTCCGACTATTGAAATGATGTTAAAACCGTTCCTTGAAGAATTTCCTTCTGCGCAAAGTTACATCGCTCCAATAACTGCGGCTGTTGCATTTTTAGTTGTAACATTTTTACATGTCGTTATTGGAGAACAAGTTCCGAAATGTATTGCACTTCAATATCCCGAAAAAATTTCGCTATATGTTGCAAAACCTATGAATTTATTTATGACAATTTCAAAACCATTTGTGTGGATTTTGAATGTTGCTTGTAACAGTATTCTAAGATTATTTAGAATACCTATCAATTCAGCAAGGGTTGTTCATACTATTGAAGATTTAGATTTGCTTGTTGACACAAGTTATGATGAGGGTGTTCTTAACGAAACTGAAAAAGATATGATTCATAATGTGTTTAAGTTTTCTGATTTAACAGCTCGTGAAGTAATGATTCCTCGTACGGATATGGTTTGTGTACCTTTGGATATGTCGTTTGAAGAATTGAATAAATTGGCTGTAGAAAACCAATACACAAGATATCCGGTTTATGATACTGATATTGACCATATTACAGGTTTGATTCATGTTAAGGATTTGTATTCTTTATCATTAAAAGATGAAGTTGCGCCTGTTGAAAAAATTCAAAGAAATGTAATGCTTGTTCCGGAAACTATTACAATGGATAATCTGGTTAGAGAATTCAAGAAGAATAAGGGTCAAATGGCTATTGTTGTGGATGAGTTTGGCGGAACTTCCGGTATTATCACATTGGAAGATGTTTTGGAAGAAATTTTTGGGGATGTTCAAGACGAGTTTGATGAAGAAACTGAATTTGACATAAAAGAGATAAAACCAAATCATTATCTTGCAAATGGTATGATGAGATTGGATGAGTTAGCAGAATTCTTTGATTTGCCTGATGAAAAGCTTGAAGATGAAGATGTTGATACAATAGCAGGGCTTGTGGTAAAAGAATTGGGTCGTTTGGCACAGCTTGATGATATTGTAAAATATGGTGAATTTACATTTACTGTTAAAGAAATTGATGGTGCAAGAATTACAAAATTACTTTTAGTTCATGAAAATCCGGAACCTGTGGTTGATGAAGAATAATCGTATAAATGTTCGGTTTACTTTTTTTGTAAATTCATTATTATAATAATATGAAAAAATTTATCATATTGTTGTTGGTTATATTATTTTCGGTTGCGCCAAAAGTAATGGCGGCTGATGCAGATTCGCCATCATCCGGCGATTTGTGGGATAATTGGGGTACTTCTCAAGATATGTATGGACAGGACAAATCTGTCAGTGATGAAGAATTCAACAAAGTTATAGATAAATTAAAAGAAAAAAAAGACAAGTTAAAAAACAGATTTAAGAAAAATCCTATACCGAAAGGTGAGGAATTTAGTCAGAGTAATGAAACAGAAGTGTTAACAGAGCATGCTGAGAAAGACACTTCTTTGCCTGTAATTTGTATTCCTGTGGATTTGAAGATTGGAGATGGAGTTTTACCTGTCGGGCATTATCAAATAAAAGGTGAAAAAGACGGAAATAATTTGACTTTAAATTTTTATCAAGCGCAGCATTTAATGGCAAAAATTCCTGCAATAGAAACGACTGATGATTTTGGCGAAGAAACAATAACTTTTGCTAATTGGAAATTAGAAAGTGTTGGTAAATTAAAAATAATTTATGGCTCAATGGAATTTAATGCGTATACATTTGTTGATATAAATAATTAATGAGTAAAACAATATCTATCACAGCAACCCCAAGATTTTTTTCGGCGTAAAAAATCTTGGGAGAAAGTACAACTATTTGCTTTTCAAGAGAATGAGCAGAATTGATAGCAAATAGAGATATAAAAGCTGATAGGGGGACTTGTGCTTAGCCGTAGGCGAGAGTGTGGAACTCGAGCCATACGGAAAAGTATGCAGCATCAATTAAAGCAACCCCAAGATTTTTTTCGACGGAAAAAATCTTGGGAGAAAGTACAACTATTAGCTTTTCAAGAGAATGAGCAGGATTGATAGCAAATAGAGATATAAAAGCTGATAGGGGGACTTGAACCCCCGACCTACTGATTACGAATCAGTTGCTCTACCATCTGAGCTATACCAGCAAAACTTATATTACAATGATATAACTTTGAAAATAGGATGTCAATTTGAAATATTATCTTGTAATACGGATTGTCAGTGCGTTTTCTTTATCTCCATAGTGGGAAAATAATATTTTTCCGTATTTTGATGTTTTTATAAAACCAATGACTTCTGTAGATTGAACTCTTGGAGGTTTGTATGAATATTTATAAAATATTTTATCGGTATCATTTACAAGCAGCATTGTTTTATATTCAAAAAACTTTTTTCGGGTTGAATAAGTATCGTTTTTGAACTCAGAGATTTTAACGATTTCTGCATTATGAAAAATTTCTTTCATTTTAGTTTCTGACAGTGGAATTTGTATAAATTTTCCATCTTTGTGTATTATTTCATAGTATTTTAATCTATTATTATCAATAGCAATTAGCTGCCCATTGTGTATAAATTCATAATTTGAATTTGTAGCAATTACAGGGGTTTTGTTGTCTACAAATACTGTGTAACTGCCTATTTTAGAGGTTCGTTTTTTAGTTAAAGTTATTATGTTATATTCTTCTTCAACTTCAATTTCTTCTCCGGTTTCTTCATCAATTTTAGTTATGGTTTTAGGTTTATAATTTGTAGTCCAAATGTTATTATCACAATCGTAAATTATGTTTTCATTATTATAAATATCGTCATATTCAATTGGTTTAGCAAAGCTTGCTTGAACTGTTATGAAAAGACAGATTAATAAAGCTAAAAGTGTTTTTTTCATTACTGCTCCCGAAATTAAAAAATAATAGTTTCATTGGAGTTATAACATAAAATTCAGTTATGTACAAGAAAAAAGGTTATTTATATTCTGATAAAATATTATTAATTTGTGCAAATACATCGCTCCAGCAGTTATTTTCTTCGACTTGAAGCGGCCGGGCTGATTTGTACCATCCGGTATCATTGCCGGAGAGTTTAAACCAACGGTAATTCGGAGATTTATTAAATAAGGCAAGAGTTTTTGCACCCAGTGCTCCGGCAAGGTTTAAGATTACATTATCTGTAGAAATTATAATATCCATATTTTTAATAGCGCAGGCTGTGTCTGTAAAATTTTTGAAAGTTTTTCCAAGACTTATAATTTCATTTTCTTCATCTCCGTTAACTTGCAGAGAATAAAAATCAATATCAGGGGTATTTAGAAGGTTCTTAAATCTTGCAAACTCAATATCACGTTTCCCATAATTTGTAGCTTTATTACCTTGATATGCAATGCCGACTTTTAAGTGTTTGCTTTTTTTTATATATTTTTTTGCATATTCTTTTATTTTTTTATTATCAACGTTAAGATATCCGTTTACAAATGGAATTGATGAAGTATCGATATTTAGGACGTAAGGGGCGTCTAAAAGTGCCATATTGTAGTCGTAATCAAGCTTTTTTAAATCAATTGAACTGTTTGAATATAATTCAATCCCATCAGATATAAGTTTTGAGTTTTTGATTAAGTCGTATAATTCGTCTTGGACTATAAAAATAACTTTTTTTGCAATAGATTTTAAAAATGGTATAAATCTACAGTACATAAAGGTATCACCAAAACCTTGTTCATATGATACCAGCAAGGTTTTATCAGATATGTCAGTTATAAAATCCCATTTTTTCCCAATTTCATTTTTAAGCGGATATTCAAAATTTATATCGTCAAGGTCAAATCGTTTTGTGAAGTATTTGTGTCCTTGTTGAAACTCACCGCAGCTTATTAAAAATGCTCCATAGTTGTATAAATCCGTATCTGTCGGGTTATTTTCCAATAGCAGCTTGTAAAATTTGTTAGCGTTAGTTTTATCACCTAATTTATCATAAGAAAAAGCTAAACCATGTAGAGCAAGTTTATTATTTGGCTTTAGGTTATAAACTTTTTCAAAATAATAAATTTGGTCTTTTAGGCTTAATTCACCGTAAGTTTTTGCATAAAGCCCTGCAAGAATAGAGTATACAACTGATTTTGTTTTATCTATTTTTACATAATTTTCATAATACTTTATAGCTTTTTTATAATCTTTTAATTGTAAGTTATAAAAATTTGCCAGAGTTAAAAACATTAGAGGTTTGTTTGTCTCTGTATTTTCGTATATGTGTATAAATTCATTGTATAAGTTATTATCTCCCAGTGAATACAAACATTCTGCAATATTATAAAATTCTTCTGCTTCTAATGTTGATTTTACTATTAAAAAACGATACATAAATAATGCATCTGCGTATTGGTTATTTGAGATTTTTTCTTTTATGTAGCTAAGAATAACTGAAAACAGATGATTTTTCATATTTTCAGGTGCTTCTTGTTTCATAGAGACGAATTTTTTGTAAATACTAAAAGCTTCTTCAGTAATAACATTGTTCTGTTCAGAAATTTTCATCAAATATTCATCAAAATCTTTCAATACTTCAGTGCTGATTTTGGTAGTATCTAAAGCAGTTATGTCTTCAAAAAATAAGTCTTTAATTTCTTTTTGCAGCATAAAATTATAATAACATATTGGTGAAAAAATCTCTTAATCTAAAAATACGAAATTCCTAAATATTTGTAACAAAAATAAATGAAAAATAGCAAATAAAAAAATTTACATGTATTATACATGACAATAAATTTTAACTAAAGTTAAAGGATATATTCAGAAAGGGAAAATAATGTTTTCTATAGGTAAAATACAAGGTCCAAAAATTGTTCGCAATCCAAGAATGCGGGAATATAATGTTCTATTTCAAAATATGAATAAAAATACGGAAGCTGCATATGAAAATTTCAATGGAAAAAGAAGAATAACTCTTTATAAAGGAAAGTCGACCATGACCAAAGTTACGGAAAGATTATTTCCTGAGGGCTTACGATTAAGATTTAGCAGATGTATGGAAAATATCGGGACCAAAAATGATCCGGAATTAATAGATACTAAATATGTGCTTGATACAAAGCATGGTAGAATAACCATTTGGCCAAAAGGAGCAAAAACAGAAATTAATGATCCGCCTCAAGATGTGTACACTGTTAATATTGTAAGACATCCAATTCTAAGGTTAAACCCTCTTTGGGAAACTTTTAAAAGCTTTGAAGACATAAGAACAAATCCTAAAATACAGGATATGCTTGATTATTGTATGGGCAGAAAACCAAAAGAATTGTATGAACACCTAAATTGGCTTGATGATGTAATGGATGCAATTCTTGATTAATTATTAATTCAATTTTATTTTAATTCTTTCTTTGTCGGCAAAATCAGATGGTCGTGATTTTTCTGTGTGATTTGAAAGCACCATTACAGCTGATACTTTTGCATATTTTCGTTTTGAATTTGCAGGGAATACTGTAATTTCTTGCCCCTCGTAGCTTTTAATAAGAGCTGAAACTTTAGCTTTGTCTTCTTTTGATAAGAACATTGAGGTTATTTTTATATTGCTGATTTTCCCCTCATCATTAACGTCAAATGAATAGTGAAACCATGCGCCCTCGGAGTATTCATCAAGTTCTCTTATGCTTAAACTGTCATCGAGAATTTTGTTTACGAAGTTGCTTTTCCAAGTAGACCAGTCAATATTTTTATATAAATATCGGTTTACCGGTTTTGGTTCAACTTGGCGTGGACGGCTGTTACGAGCGCTATTCAACGTTTTTTCTATTTCAGAGTCATCCAAGTTTTTATATTCAAGTTTACCATTATTTGAAATTCTGGAATCTTGATTTTCGTAATTAGTTTCAAGGTCATTGATATTAACATCTTTATTGCTAATTTCTCCGTTGGAATTTATATCAATTCCGGAATTTGAGGTTTGGATGTCTTTATTTATAAATTTAGAACTTGAATTTGTTAAATTAACCTTATCATTTGTAACTTCAGTGTTTTCATGTCCAATTTCGACATTTCTATTTGAAATTTTTACCCGTCCTTTTTGGGTTGTAGTATCTAAAGATAATACAAATACAGTAATGAAAACAAAAATTATTAACGAAACAATCCAACCGATTTTATTCATATTAATATTTTAATCCAAAGTTGCTAAAAGTTCATTATAATTATTAATTTTATACATTGTAGAACTTAACATATGTGTTTCAGCAATAAGCAGGGCGGTAGGAACAAGTGCGGTTACAAAACTTAAAAACATACCTTGAATATCTCCGCCAATTTCTGTTATGAAGTATGAAACGTTCATTGTGAACTCAATTAAAATAATAAAGCAGGCAATAGTCATAACAACATTTTTTTCACGTTCCAGACTTCTCATCGCATCTAATCCCAAAACGGTTACGCCGTGGCTGGTATAATCGTGAAATCCGTCAAATTTTATAATCTCTGAACCTTTGATTTGTTTACCGATAGTGAAAGCTCTAACAAATGAAAAGAATGCAAAAATAATCAAAAATGTTGCTAATACCAAAAATATCGGACTGAATCTTAAGCCTGAAATTCTGACCCAGTTGGCAGCTTCAGGAAAACATCCTGCAAGGGTATTTGAAACACCATATGCAAGAAATGGTGATGTTAAAAGCCCTATAAAGACTTCAAGGACCATTTTTAATTGATTATTAACCAGATTACTTTTGATTGTATTAATCTTGTTAGTGCTCAATTTATTTACGTATTTGTTAATAATTATTCTATAATTTTTCATCACAGATTCAAAATCAGGACGGTATTCACAATTTTGTAATTGTTGTTTGTAATTTTTTATTTGGAATTTAAAGTAACCGCCAGCAATAGTAACAGAAGCCAAAGCTCCGACAAACAGAATTGCTATGAAAAATGATGCCGGTCCAAATCCCGGAATATCTTTGTAATAAAATAAATTCATTACATATACAATAAATAAAAATATAGATGAAATTCCTATGATAATTTTTTGTGCAATATCCGAATCCCCAAGGCGTTTAGTTTGATTAAATTCAAGAAGCGAATATACCCCCTGTTTAAGTATAAGACTGTTTGCGACTAGAATTAAAGTAATGCATATTAAAAACCCAAAGTTTGTTGTCAGGTTTAAAGTTTTTGTATTGTTTTCTATACTGAAACCAAGCAAGAAATTTGTTATTCCAAAAGAAGAAACAACTGATAAAATTAAGATAGCAGCATTCAGAATAAATGAAGTTATTCCTGATGATTTCAAATTACCTTTCAAATCAAGAATTTTAAATCCGATTTCTTTGATAATTGAAATTCTTTGTTTCTCAATGTCGCTGTCAAAAATATCATTACCCATAGAAACATTATTATGGATATTGTTATTATATTTAATATTATTGTTTTGCATATTTTCGCCTCCTGCCGGTTTTTCTGATATTATTGTGATTTTAATCTCAGATGCTGAATTTAAATTTCTTAAAGAAAAATTTTGGCTTACCAGCACTTTTGAGAAAGGTTTCTCATTGAATAACAAATCCTTAGAGTTTGAGGAATTTATCATTACATAATTGTTGTATTTTTGAGAATATATAAGTTTTATTATACAATTTTTTAGCGTTTCGTCAACAAAATCACAATCGGGATTGTCTCCTATAAGGATTGTTTGATAATTTTCAAAATCTTTTGTCCCATTAGTATTTGTTATACTGACTTTCATATAGAAGTTATCTTCCTATAGCATTTAAGAAACGTCTTAAAGATTTGTTAGTAGTTGCTTCATTTCCTAGGATTAAGTGGTTTTCACCTAAAACCGGAGTTAATTTTTCTTTAACTAAGTCTAATTTTTCAGGTGCGGCATATAAAAACATCATAGAAAAATCATCTGCTTGATTTTTTACATTAGAAACATCAGATGGGAAAACATCCCAATCAATTTGTTTTTCTATAGCGCCTTCATTTTCTAAGTCACCGATAACGATAACTGCAGGAATATAGCCCTCTTTATCCATATTCATTGCATGATTAAAAGCTTTTTTTAGTGCTAAACCATATGCAGTACCGTATTCTTTAGCATTAAATTGTGTGAATTTTTCCATTGATTTGCGGACTTCTGCACTTGATTGAGGCGAGCCTTCATAAATTAGGTAAGCATCTTCAGATACTCTTAAAATCTTAATATGGTCTTCCGGGTCAAGCATTGAACAAAGTTGCCTGATAATCATTTTTTCAGCCGGAAGATTTTTAAGGTTTGAAGCAGATGAATCAATTACAAAAATAACTGCAGCTTTGTGAAAATCATCGACTTTCAACCGTGTTAATCCAAAAATACCAAGGCATAACATTGCAAAAAATGCTAATGCAAATAAAATTATTTTAAATGTATTATTCATAAAAAGAAAATACCATAAAATTGTGATAAGTGAAATCATATGAACGTAGTAGAAAACAGTAGACTCATTGGAATAAATTATGGTATAACGATTGTAATGGAAAATTTAACAAAAAAAGAAATAATTGATATTTTAAAAGATAATGCAAATAATCAAGAACTGTTTAATTGTGCGGATAAAGTTCGCAGAGAAAATGTAGGAGATGCTGTTCATCTTAGAGGTTTGATTGAGTTTTCTAATATATGTAAATGCAATTGTAAATATTGTGGTATAAGAGCTGGTAATAGTCAAATCGAACGATATCGCATGATAATGGAAGATATAATTTCTTATGCCAAAAATGCAGTTAATATGGGTTATAAAACAGTAGTTTTGCAATCCGGCGAGGATAATTATTTCAGTAAAGATATAATGTGTAAAATAATTCAAAAGATTAAGTCTTTGGACGTAGCGGTTACTTTAAGTATTGGCGAAAGAAGTTATGAAGATTATAAAGCGTTTAAAGAAAGTGGAGCCGACAGATACTTAATCAGAATTGAGACTACCAATCGAGCACTCTATAAACAAATGCATCCTAATATGGATTTTGATAATCGTCTGAGGTGCTTAAAAGATTTAAAAACATTAGGATATGAAGTTGGAACCGGCTGTCTTGTCGGACTTCCGGGGCAGTCAATAGAATCTTTAGCAGAAGATATTTTATTTTTCAATCGAATCAATGCTGATATGATTGGCATTGGACCTTTTATTTCTCATCCTCAAACTCCTTTAAAGGATGAGTCTAATGGAGATTTTATTCTGGCACTAAAAGTTATGGCATTAACACGAATTTTACTTAAAAATATAAATATACCTGCAACAACAGCAATGGAAACACTTAATCCAAACGGTAGAATAATTGCACTTCAAAGCGGAGCAAATGTTGTGATGCCGAATGTTTCGGAATTAGATGTGAGAAAAAAATACGAAATTTATCCAGGTAAATCAGGTATAAATGAGAACCCCGAAGATAGCAGAAACCAAATTGAGACAAAAATTAAATCTATAGGACGTAGTATATCAAGGGATTATGGATTTAGGATAAAATAAAAAGGTCGGATTTATGGAGAATTATATTGTATATTTATTGTATTTAGAAAGAAAATTATCGAAATATTTTCAAGCTCAATCCCCATATATATTTTGTAAAAAAGGGTGTTCAAAATGTTGTGAAAGAGGTGATTATCCGTTTTCACAAATTGAAGTGGAATATTTATTAATGGGGTTTGATAAACTTCCAAATGATAAAAAACAAGTAATTATAGATAAAATACAAAAAATAAAGCAAGAAAGACTTAAACATAATGAAAAAGAAAACATGTATGAATGCCCATTTTTAATAGATAATGAATGCAGTGTATATGAAAATAGGGGGATAATTTGCCGAGCATTCGGGCTTATTTCATCGAGAGAAAATGCTAATTCAAAAATCCCATTTTGTGCATTTGAGGGATTAAATTATTCAAATGTTTTAGATGCAGAAAATAAAATTATATCAGAAGAAAAATTTTTAAAGCTAAAAACAGACATAGAACCATTAGCATACAATACGAGTTATAAAACATTGACGGGAGAGAAAGTAGAGGAAGTTTTTAAATTTAAATTTGGCGAAATCCGTTCATTAATTGATTGGTTTACAGATAACTAATACAGAATACTTAATTATAATATTCTGTTGCTAAATACAAATTTTTCTGTGTTGGCAAACATTTCTTAAAATCTTTGCGGTGGGGTTTTTTAATAAAAATCGTGCTAAAAACTTCGCTTTGCAACATACCTACAATAATTGTAGGGGTAAATATTTTTTGATTAAATTTTCATAGGGGTTGATTTTTTATTTTTACGGAGCATAATATAGATGTCGGGCGAGTTTGCTCGGGGGTAAATGACCCTGAGAAAAGTGATACGACAAGCTGAAAAGCAAAGTCAAAATTAAATAACGCGGGATGGAGCAGTCTGGTAGCTCGTCGGGCTCATAACCCGAAGGTCGTTGGTTCAAATCCAGCTCCCGCAACCATCTTACTGGAAGTATCAAACGTAGATACTTCCAGTTTTTTAGGCTTTTTAGGGTTTTCCAAAGACGTCCAAAACGGATTTATATTGAGCTTCACATTAACCGCTTTCTTAACTGGGTCAAGGGTTACGGACTGTATACATCTTTCAACAAAAGCTCTCTTTTCTGCTAAAGAACTATGGGTTAATAGTCTAGAACCGTCTTGACACAACTGCTTGAAGTAATCATAGGTTAGAATTCTGTATTGACTTGGCTTACTACTATCTTCGATTTGAGTTTCAAGAGCCTTGATTTCCTCTGATATAAAATTAAGTTTATTAGATGTCGCTTCCAATGCCATGCCAGAGATAAGTCCACTTGATATAGCTTTGAGTAAATTCTCTTGCTCTTGTTTCTTCTGTTTTAGTGCCTTAACGAGTACAGATTTATCGACATTTTTGTTGATATCAATATCAACCTTATTTCCGAATTTACGAGTATATTGTTCGTACAATGCTTGAATAGTTTTCTCATTGAGTATTAGTTTAATAATTTCCTTTTCAATCTTTGTATCTAGCCACCCACTATCAACATGAAAACTTGAAGCTCCACAACCCTTCTTGCCATAGCTGTTATAACTAGAGCATACATAATGCTTACCTGTTGATATAATTTTTCCGCCACAATTAGCACAATAAAACTTATCTGGTATATTTACCAAAAGTTTAGTGTTGGTTTTTGTATTGGCAGAAGTATTACCAACCTTACGAGCTTTCTTCTCTGACATCTTTTGTAGTGTGTCATATTGTTCTTTCGTCAAGAGTGCTGGCATGGCATTTTCTTCTACTATCCATTCGCTTTCAGATTTTAAGGCCCCTTTCTTATGGTTGTTGTTATAATGTTTCCTGTTATAAATTGATACCCCATACAAGCATTCACTTTTTGCTTGGGTTGATAATGTATTCTTTCTTACAAAAGTTGACTTACGAGCAATCGGTAAACGTATCTCATTAGCAAAGTCTGCTATTTCGCTGTATGACTTCTCTTGCCTCAATCTTAGTTCTACAAATAGATACTTTCCCCACTCCCACATAGTTTTTGTTACGTCTTTCCCTTTAATTTTTGCAGTATGAAGAGTTGTATTTTCTACCCATATTGTTTTTGTTATTTCTTCGCCATACTTATTAACTCCTATTACTGTTTTTTTAGGCATAAGCCAAAACGGAGCAGAGCCGCCGTTTTGATAGACATAACCAGTTTCACTATCACGAGTTCTAGCATTTTCTTTACATCCTCTTAATGTGTCGTTGCTTACTTTCATTGAGTACATTTGAGCAAACATTTCACCAGTTTGTTCTTGAACAAACCCCTCAATTGAGTTAGGGTCTGCAACATCACCAGTTACAAAGCGAACTTCAACGCCTGCTTTTCTTAACTTGTCTTTATAAGTCTTAGAGCGTCTAGAATTGCGACAAAACCTCTCTTGTGAATATGATAGAAAATAAGCTATATTAGAATTATTACAAGCTTCGTTAACCTTATTTTCAAATAAAGACCAGTTCGCACGGTCTTGATATGAGGAACGTGCCTCATCCTCTATAAACCAGTCAATCTGTTCTTCTTTTATACCCAATCTGTCCGCAAGAGTTAATATCTCTGCTTGTTGACTCTTTAGGGAGTTTTCAATTTCAGCCTTATCACCCTTTGAAACCCTGCATTGTCCGATTGCGATTTTTTCTACCATATACACCTCTTATACGACCTATTATAACATAATTGTGGTATAATGCAGCTATGGCAAACAAAAGGAAAGAGAAACCAACATTTAATGTTGATGTAAATAATTCTAATAACTTTAATTCAATAGAGGCAAAGTCTTTTATACAATCACTTATAAAAACTTTCCAACAGGGTGCATACTGTATACTTGAGGCGTTAAGACTTGTGAAAGCTAAAGACAAAGAAACAGAATTGGATTTAATATTAAATGATGAGGAACATTCACAAGAATATCAAATGCGAGGAGTAATAAACAGGTTAAAATAGAAAGTGTTACAAATCTACAACACTTTTGAATTTTAACCCCGATTTTACAGCTTTTAAGGCTCTTTCTGTTTTTTCTTGTTTTTGACATAGAATAAAGAAATTAAAGAATTAGGTAATTAATGCATCTAATAGAAAAAGATTATAATCAGTACAATAAGTGGAATTAATTACCTAATGAATTAATTGAAAATCTGCGTTAGCAATTTTCAAGTGAGAAAGAGTAATTTCATTTTGTACCTTTTAATTTTGTGTGAAGTGTAACACATTATATTACATTTTATCACGGATTAAATTAAAAGAGGTATTGAAATGAAAGTTACAAATACAACCTTTGAACAAAAAGAAGCTTTAATTGAAAAGAGCAGAAAGAAACTACAAGCTCTAATAAATTATGGATTTGAAATCAAGTCTGTTAATAACAGCATATTGACAAATTCCAATCAAATTGCTAATGAACTTGAAAGCAATGAAACCTTTATACTGACCATGCCTGCTAACGAGTGTTTATGTCTGCAAGTATCTGACATGGCACTTAAACTATTAAAACCATACTTAAAGGATTTACTGCACATAGGGCAAAAAACAACAAAGATAAACTATATCATATTCAATTATTATGATGATGTCATTGAACAGCTTGCCCAATTAGCAGAACCGAATGAACATATTCAATTAGTAGATACTTTTGAAATGTCTTTCAATAAGTATACTTTACCAACTTACACAAATACGGCAAAGTTATATAGTGTACAATCTGCACCAACCTTAACCCCTAAAGAAGTTAAAAAAATCCTAGAATTACATCAGAGAATAATTAATAATCAAGAGAGTTATTTTCTTCTCTCAAACAATGTTTCTCATAGTTATAATATGCCAATGACAGTCCTAAGGAAGTTAGGAGAGAATGTCATCACGCTAAAAGCATTGAATATCCTAGAATTACTTATGATTTATGCTACCAATAGCACCGCTATATATCGTCAACCAAATGATGAACTAAAACCTTTTGCAATCCCGGCTGATTTTTTCAACTTTGACGATTTCAACATCAATCAAACAAATGATGAGATTACAAATAGCTTAAAGGAGTTGAGAGCAGTAGGCTTGATAAATGAATTTAATTGTATTGAAAACATCTTTGTTATTCATTCCAATGTTATAGCAAAAAGTATCAAACAGTACTCATACAAGCAAAATCTAGGGTATTACAAAAATCTAAACCTACACCAACAAGATTATGTTTACACGTTCCTTAACTATATTAGATATGTAAAGAACATAGAACATGTGGAAACAACAAAAGATTTCGCAGATAAAGAGATTAAGAAAAAGGTAAAGGCTGAAAAACTTACTGTAAGTTTAGAGGGGTTAATTTATAATCTTGAACTTGAAGATTATATACATGATTTAACACGTCTTTCAACCGTTCTTGAATTCTTACAACAAATAGGAATACAACAGGGTTTATTAGTTATGCCATTAAATCCTCAACAGATAACTAAAGAAGTGGTTAGGTATTTACTTTCAAACAGAGATAAACTGCATGAATTTTTTGTACTTAACCCAGATGAGCCTAGTACAGATAGATTAAATGGTGCAACAAGTTTTTACCAACCCATTAGCTATACAAATAAAATGGGAAGAATACAATTTAAACGATAGGAGGATAAATAGATGAAAGGTTTTAAAAAATGTAGACCATGCGACCCGCATGGTGTCGAATGTAATTTAGATGAATTTGTTGAATATTATTCTAGCATAGCCGATGAAAAAGAATTGACATTGCGTTGGAAATGGGCTAATGGATTGATTTCAACTCATGAATATCCTAAAGGGGAGGAAATTTTTAAGACATTAAAACGCAATCCCCGACAGGCTTATGTCCTCTATAAGGTAAACAAAAAATAGAAAACAAAGTGTTCTACTTTATGTTCAACTACGTACACATGAGCGAACGCATTGAATAGACCTTTAACTAAGTTGTTTTGTGCGTTCGCCGAAGTGTAAAGTTTTGCTGCGGACGTTCGGGCAAACATGTTGACTTTGCTGAACGTATGCAGATTATGAGATAAGTAATTGTTGCCTCCTTTGTTATCCGTTTTTGCATGAGGTACATATATTATAATGTACCTCGTTTGTTATATTTTAGGTTGTTACACTTAATAAATGGAGATACAAGAATGAATAAGACAAAGTACATCACAGTTAGATTGAATGAGGAATTATATAACAAATTCAAAGCAATTATTTCAACAAACTTTATGAATGGGGCAGCGGTCATAAGGAATTTGCTTCAAAACTGGGTATGTAAGAACACCTTAATTTAATTTTAGGAGCGTTCCAAGACTTTCTACGAGGTCTAATATTAAATACAAACACAGGAGAATTAAATATGACATATCGACAATTAGTTATGTATATTGTTGAAGAAGTTTTGAAAGAAGTCGCAACAAGAAATAAAGATAATGAAGTTGTTAAAACGTCCGAAACTCCGCAGGAAATGACACCTTTAGAGCGAGCTATGGCACTACGGAGAAAGTCTACAAATAAATACGAGAATGCAATAATAGCTAAATACCTACCCTGTCTTGATAAATAGTGGATTATGCACACAATTTAAGTTGTATAATAAGGCAAAACTTAAAGGTATTCTTATCCTCTTTATATATCCCTAATCAAACTTTATAGGGCTTGTGGATGTGCGATAGAGGGGGGTATTTATTTAAGCCCCCATATTGTGTTAATCAGTACGCTGAACTTTTCATGGATTGTAGAAACTTTTACCTATTACAAACTTTGCAACTTTCTGATTCCAATACATATTACATTTTAATGTGAAAATTGTATAGGAAAGGAGGTCAAATGACTACGGTAGAGCCAATTAGAAAGAAGTCGGACATCAAAAAAGTAGAGCAAGTATTAGCTAAACAAAGTCAACGAAATCTACTATTATTTGTTCTAGGCACGAATTGCGGATTACGAATTTCAGATTTGTTGTCATTGAATGTGGCAGATGTCCGAAATAAGAGCCACATTCAAATTGTAGAAAGGAAAACTGGAAAGTTCAAAAAGTTTCCAGTTAATGACAGACTAAAACCAATGATTGAGGAGTTTGTCAAAGGTCGGAGAAACATTGAACCTTTGTTTCTCTCTCACTGGGGGCACAGACTAGACAGGGTTACGGCTTATTATATAATACGTAACGCTTGTTCAGAAGCTGGACTAGAGGAGAAAATTGGCACGCACAGTATGCGTAAGACGTTTGGATATCACCACTACCAACAATTCAAAGATGTGGTAATATTACAAAAGATATTTAATCACTCTAGTTCACAGATAACGCTCCGTTATATTGGGATAGAGCAAGACCAAATAGATGACAGTTACTCCAACTTTATCATTTAGCGTGTAAGCAGCTTGTAGAGAGCGTTTGCATTACATTTTGAATGTCTTACAATTTAACCAAATTGTATAATATAAAGTTTCTAAATCTTAGAATTTGTTATTATGGTTAAGTTTTCAGCTTTTTAATAGTATTTTCAAAATGTAAAGTATCAAAGAATTATTTTAAAAACAATCGGTCAAGTGTCTATTATTTTCAAGCATTTTGAAATGCCTTACAATTTGGTTAAATTGTTCAGCGTAAAGCAGGAAGGAAAGGTATTTATGCTAATTGAAAACGAAAATCCGATTACACTATCACACGCTGAAATCGTGTTAATCAAGAAACTTGCACAAGATGAGTTTAAGACTTCTAACCCTTGTGGCGATTTAAGACTTAGAGCTAAAATTGATGATTTATGTAGCAAACTTGATGTTACTTCTATTGAAGAAGTTATACGAAAAGTCTTATTCTATAACCTTTTTGAGCTGGAGATTTCAGAGGATTATGTGGAACATATAAACAATTATTCAAGAGAAAACGTAGATATTAAAAGATTTATTAGGATTATCATGACAGATATTGCCCTAAATTCAACTGATATATTTAATGATTTTGCGTTTCATACTCATTACTTTAATGATGAAGAAAAACAAGAACAAGTTAAGTTATATGTAGAAAAGATAAATGCAGATGATGAAACCTTTAGAATGTTTGGAACTGTAAATAGTTTAATTAATATGATAAACCTTAAGCATGACTTTGAAAAGATGTTTAATAGTGTCTTTAAACTTGATGATGAAGAGTATATTCAAGACAGTGAAACGATTGTAGACCTACTAAAGTCATTTTCTGCTAAATATTTGTTTATTGTAAGAAATATTATAGAAAACTGTTTCCCTATTCGCATTAAGAGAGAACTATCAAGAGATGAAAAGGAACTTGTAAGATTCCTTAAGTATAAAGGGGACGAAATAGACTACATGAGAGAATATGATATAGCACCTATTATCTTTAAAGATAAGTTAAACTCAATCATGAGTGCTTATTGTTGTGATAATATGCAGGACTTTTTAATCACTGTACAATTAGAAAGTAAGCTAACAGAAAGCAGTATTGTATGGGATTATACTCTATTTAGAATTAGAGCATACTGTCTTCTTAACGTGTTTGAAAAGAAACCAAATTTAATATCAGAAGATAAACAAGAACTAGTCAATCCTATATTAAATGAAGTAAAAGAGTGTTTAGAACATGAAATCTTTTCTGTATCAAATGTAATTGACTTTTGCGACATGATATCTGATTTTACAGATTATGATTTCCTAAATCCTACGAAAGTTGAACCAGTTATAAAGTGGTTACAGTCAAAACCCAATAGTATGAATGTTCTATCAAGATTAGTAATGTTGCTTAGCCGGTTTGAAGATATCTTCCCTTTGACATCATTTCTTAGGGGGAATGAATAGGATGTACTACTCCAAAGAAGCTGAACTAATAAGGGATAAAATAATAGATATGCGGATTGTATATTGTATTCTTGCGGGGTTGACATTCAGAGAAATTGCAGTAGCTTACTACAACTACAATATAAACAAGGTTAAATATAGAGTAAGACAGCTATACAAAGTCTTTAATCTTGCTAATAGAAGACACCTGGCTTACTTTGCAGTAAGTAATAATATTATTGACCTTGAAGAATTGGGGAATTACAGACATGTTTAATTCCCTAACTATCAACGAAAAAGAAATGATGTACTTGTTTATTTACGGTCAAAGTTGCGGGGCAATAATGGAATTATTGAACCTTGATTATATTGATTATAAAAGGACTAAGCGGTCATTGCTGAAGAAATTAAAGTTAAAACGGATTATAGAATTATTACCGTATGCGATTGAAAATGATATTGATATTAATTAGCTTTCAATAACTTTATATAATGCCTGTTGCTTCCCTTTGTTTCCAACATACTCTGTTGATTTCAGTTTTCTTATCATGCCAGTTTTGAGAAGATTTTGTATATACCAGTAAGCTTGTCCAGTTGTCAAACCCATAGCTTTTTCCATGAAATCCCTTGAAAAACATTTTTTTTGACGTACAATAGAAAGTACGGTAGCGGTAGATGTACGTTGATACTTGTTTTCATATTTCCAAACACGTTCAATGTGGACTCCCGCAACCATTTATTATAACCGGCTTTTAGGATATTCCTAAAAGCCGGTTTATAAATATATAATGTCATTTTGTGCAACATTTGTGCAACAATATATGTAATAACCTATTTATTTTCTTCAATATTATCATTTTGGGTGCCTTTTGGGTGACTCTCTAAAATTTAACTGGCTTTTAGAAAATCTCTAAAAGCCAGTTTTTTAATGGAATCTCTTAAAAAGTAAAATTATGTACGTTCAATTTGTTTAATAACTTTTCTTTCGCCGTGTCCGGTGCCATTTGTAGGGTTAGAAGCTGGTTCTTTTCCAAATACCCAGCGAAGCCCAGCACTAAGAACAATACCATTTCTTCCGCCGTTTCTTATCATTGTTTGGAAGAATGCGGTAAATCTTTCACCCCATGTTTTTTGAACACCCACACCGTATTGAACATAAGGTTTTACGGATAATTGAGGAAGTCTGACATCGTTTGCCATAACATTAGTTTTACCCATTACGTTCCAAACCATATCAATACCGGCATAAGGCTGCCAGCCGTTATCAAGGTTTCCGATAACTTTCAATCCTGGAACAATCTGTATTGCATTTAACGGGTCAGAGTCAACTCTAACACCTGCGGCATTTCTATAATCAAATGTATTAACAAAGGTATAACCTAAGAATAATGACGGTTGAACTATCACTTTTCCGTCTTTGATTTCCCAGTTGTAACCGGTTTTGGATGCCGCACCTGCTGTCAGCATAGCAAAATTATCCTGTCCGTATGAAGTATAAGCTTCTCCGGCACTTGCTCCTGTTGAAATTGTCAAACCTGTAAAGAAATTACCTTTATACAAAGTTCCGGTAACACCAAGTGTACCGCCTTGCTGGTTCATACTTACACCGTTATATGACTGATGCGCACCATTATATCCGACAAATGCCGAAATAACACCTTTATATCCGTGTCCTAAATCTACTAAATCGCTGTCACCGCCGTATAATGCGCCATAAACAACATTAGAAACACCAACACCACCTTTTAATTGTACTTTTTCAAAAGAGGTATATGGTTTAACCCACATTGCCTGAGAGGTTTCAGGAACAAGTGAATTGTTATAAACCGGAGTGTCTGCAATTGCGTTTTTGTTACGCATTTCAGCGGTTAATCTTATTGAAGACGGATATTTTGTGTATCTGTCCATGTGGAAGAAACCATCTTGCAAGGTTTGCAACTGTGTTAAGTGTCCGCCAACCTGTGTTGCAACAACAGATGCCATAACAGATGGGTTTACAGAATCAATTGACGGATTATAACCACCGTGTCTTGAAAATCCAAGATTACCGCCTGCATAAGTTACATCATATCTTTGGATAGGTCCCATTACACTCTTTGCGGCATCTGAAAGAATTATCGTATTGCCGTTTGCAACTGCGCCGGATGCAATTTTTACGGTCGTATTGTTTAATAATGTATCACTAACAACATTTATACTATTTTGACCAAGAACTAAATGTCCGTTCCCTGAAACAGTATCTGCCGCAATTGTATCAGCGATAGTATTTTTAAGGTCAACATCAATATTTAACCCAACATTACCGTTAAGAGTTAAATTATTGAATTTCAAGTTCTGGATACTTGCAGGGTTAGGATTAGTAGTCCAGTTACCGGTTTTATCCTGAACGGCTACGGTATTTTGAAGATTAATTGTTGTACCTTGTGCAAACATACCGTTTGCAATCGTACCGATAGTTGAATCTGCAGCAAGTGCGAATGTTCCGTTATTAACATTCAGGTTACCGTTAAATCCAGAGTTGTCACCTGTCATTGTTAACGCTCCGCTGCCATCTTTTGATAATGTACCATTACCTGAAATTTTGCTTAAGTTTGTACCGTTATTTGTTGATACTTTCAAGCCGCCGTCTTTTGCAAGGATTGTTTTTCCGCCAAAGTATTTTGTATTATCAGCATTATAAGATATTGTGCCGTTATTGATATTTACATCCCCGGTAAAGCCTGAATTGTCACCGCTTACAGAAATATCTTTAGCGCCGGTTTTAGTAATTGTACCTGTTCCGACAAAGTTTCCGGCTGTGGTATTACCTTTATCAATATTCAAAGTTACAGAAGATGCGCCGACATTTGTTGTGCCGCTAATATAAGAGTCTCCGGCATCAGTTTGGCTGAATGTCAAACCGTTATCACCGCCGACATTTAAAACACCTGTAAACTTATCGTTTTTACCTGATAGGGTTGAATTATTAGCGTCAAAAGTACCTTTACCTGCAAGACCGCTGTTTATTGCGGAATTATTTGCCGTAACTTTTGCACCATCTGCAATAAAGATATCATTTTTGCCGTTTGCATCAATGTTATTTTGAAGTATTACGTTATTTAGTTCAATTGAGGCATTTGGATTAATTGCATTAATTACAGCGCCTGTGCCGCTTGATTTAGCATTGGTAATCGTTACATCATTTATAGTTAAATTAGTTTCATTTTGAACATCGAAGAATGAATATTGATTGTCACCCGAAATAACTGTTTTGCCATCTTCCGCTCCGTTAACCGTAAAAATACCTTCTGCGGTTGTGCCAAGATTAGATGTTATAACATAAGGTTTATCATCATCTTTTCTGAATTGGAACCCTCTTGTACCGTCATATTGGTTCATTGCGGTTAGCGAATCCCCATCAGAAGCTTTTATAGCTGTCATGATAATACCCTTACCGGTACCATCAACACTTACTTCATATTCATAAGCACTTGTAGCCCAATTTCTGATGCTATCTTTGTTGTCAAGGATTAGTCCGCTGTTACCCTCAATAACACCGAATGAATATTCCGAATGCAAGCCGTCATCTTTGTTATTTCGTTCATTAAGAACATTGATTGTTGTTAATGTCAAAGTTCCGCTACCGTTAGCAACGTTTAATACGTCGGATTTCGGAGTTTCCTTTAGTGGTCCTAAATCTACATCAAGACTTAATTTGCCGCCATTTGACGATAAATTTTCAAAACTTACATTGCCTGTTGCTTTATCGACAAGGCTGAGGATTGCGTTATTTTGTAATACATAACTACCGTCAGTGTAAGTATCTTGAGCAACCTTAACTGTTGTATTATCAAAAGTTACCGTATTACCGGCAACATTTTTGATATTACCAAGCGTATAAGTGCTTCCGCTGCCAAATATTGCCTGTGCTCCGGTGTTAACTTTTTCAAAACCGACTTTGCTGCTGTTATCTAAAGTCAAATTAGCACCATTTGCAGCCGTATAGTTTAATATTCCGCTTTGGATATTTATGTTAAAGTCAAAGTCGTTGGTATTTGCGCCTGTAACATTTAACTGTTTTCCGTCTGCATTAACAAGACCGCTAAATCCAGTATTATCAGTTGCATTAAAGGTTAAATCAGAAGTTCCTGAATAGTTGATTGTACCTGCGCCTGCAACTTTACTTGAAACATTTTTTAATTCAGAATCTGTGTTTGCCCTATAGTTTAAAGTTGCCCCATCAGCAATAACTGTGGAGCCGCCAAAGTAATTATTGGAAGCATCAGCTGTAAAGTCAACAGAACCTTTTTCAATATTTGCCGTACCGATAAATTTGCTGTTGTCACCTGTAAGATTTAAGATACCCTCTCCGGTTTTTGTAAGTTTACCATTTTTTGTATCAGAAGAAATATTTTGAATGGTTTCATCTAAACTGCTTTTAATAGCCATTTCAAGTTCGCCATTAATTCTTACATCTCCGGTTGCAAATGAATCAGCAGCACTATCTTTTGTGTAAACAGCTTTACCTTTATCAACCGCAAAAAGTCCGGTTAAACCGCTATTTTTACCGTTAAGATTTAAAATACCGTCACCGGTTTTAACAAATTGTCCGTCACCTGCAAGACCGCTGTTTATTGTTGTTGTCTTATCTTTAGAAACACTGTAAATTAGCTTTGTATTTGCACCTGCAATATAAATATCGTTTTGACCGTTTTTGTCCTTATTCAAAGTTGTTTTACCAAAATCAGAATCAATGATACTCATATCCGATGCAGTATAAATCGCTCCGCCAAGCCCGCCTGCCGTGTTATTATCAGCTTGCATATTTTTGATTTCAAAAGACTTGCTTAAGTGGTTTGCAATCGCACCACCATTTCCGATTTCCGTAGAGTTATTTTCTAAATCAACATTTTCAAGAATAATTGTTGCATCCGCATTTTTTGCAAAAATAACAGAACCATCTACAATTCCTGCAGTGCCATAATCTGCAGGTTTAGCAGCATCAGAGGCATAACGTTTAGCATTTTTGACAACTAAATCCCTCATCAAAAATTCAGTATTATTTTCGATTTCAAACATTGAACCATATTTTTGGTCGCCGGAAAATGCTTTCGTATAAATCGTGTATACCCCTGTCGCAGAGTCATATTCATAATCATCCGACTGAAGTTCTTGACCGTCATAATAAACTTTGCCATCTTTAACTTCAAGTTTTTCATAAGAATCCTTGATTGTCGTAACAATGTTTTTCAATTCTCCGTCTAAAAGACTTTTACCAATATCTCCATCTACTGTCCCAAGAACAGAGAAAGCTCCGGCTGATGTTGTATCAAGGTCTCTATAAATATTATATTTATTAAGTTTATTCCCTGCCGCATCTTTTGATACTATAAAGCTAAATCCTCTGTTTCCGCCGTCATTCTCGATGTCATATCTGTTTAACTCTCTTAATGTACCCGTTGTTGATACAGCTATCGGAGTAACTTCGATACTGTCAGCAATTCTATCGGCAGCTGATGACGCAGATTTAATATCATATTTATAAGCGTTTGTACCCCAGTTTAAAATTGTTGCATCGTTTTTATCTGCTACCCGAAGTTTGTTATCATCATCAGTAAATATTTGAATAACACCTTTTGACAACGTATCTGTTGCTTTATCATGGTAAAATTTGCCATTATCAGCAGTTACACCAATTCTTATAATCTCAACAACGCCGCCTTTGCCGCCGACAGTCTTAAAAGTATCTGCGTAAGGTTTAATATCTTTACCCTCATCAAGAGTAAGGTCAAGGTCTAAAGAGATTTTACTGTTATTCATTGTTAAATTTTCAAATTTATATTCATCCCCTGCGACCTTGTTCAAAAATCTAAACTCAGAATTATTTAATTCCCAATTTGC